CTAATATATCAACATATGCTTGTGTAGTAAAACTATCCACATCTATCAATCTAAATGTGAAAGGAGATTCTTGTTGAAACTTTTCCTTGTCGTATATGTTAGTAAAACAATTAGTTATAGCATCATTGTTTAAGTTATATTTACGAACAGGGCATGCAAATATTTCGTCTATCATGATCCATACTTAAATTCTTGACTTGCTGCCCAGTCAAGTTTCTCCATTATTTCTTTTGTGAAGTATTTGTCAGGATCTTTGAGGATAGCAGAAGGATAGACGCTAGAATTGCCAACAACAATACGGTTCCCCTTACGTTCAAAAACTCCATACTTCTCACCCAACTCCAGTAGTCCGTAATATTTGTCAAGTCCCCTTGCATCAAAGTATAATCTTGTATCGACACTTGCATTCTCCTTTGTTAGACGCGACTTAGCAGCCTTTGCTTTGATAATATTTCCGATGACATCCTTACCATCTTTCTCTTTTTTCTTTGAGAGATATATGATTGTACTTGCAGCATACTTGAGTCCGCTACCTCCACCCATTTCTTTAGTTGGTACATAGGCACCAACGACATCGTATGTGTGATTTGTAACCAGTAGTGGGACATTTGCTTTTCCAAGTTTCAATGTAAGAATTCTGAAAATTGCTTTCACAACTTGTGCTCTAGTCATGTCACGAGTGTCTTTACCCTCTGCACTGTCTGCTAGTTCTTTAGATGTTGAAAGCATACCTAAAGAGTCTAACACAAACATCATAGGTTTGCGATCTTCTATCTTCTGTTCAAGATATTTATCTAATATCTGTATAGCATTAGTTCTAAACTCTTGAACTGTAGTGACAGGAACAAGTATCATACGTGTGCCATCTATACCACGATCATCAATCATTTGTTTTGTAACTGCTGCTTCACTCTCAAAGTAAACAACACCCGCATCTGGATTGTCATGTAGATAACTCTGTACAACACCTAGACAAAAGAAAGTTTTACCTGTACCACTCTCTCCTGCTAATGCTGTAATTTTATTACTGGGAATGCCTTTGTATATTGATCCTGATATTAATGCGTTAAAAATATATGATCCTGTATCAACAAAAGATTCAATGTCACCTACGCCACCCTCTGATAATAGTCCTGCGTAGTCATTGTCAATCTCTTTGACAATGTTTTTTAAAAATGATGTAGTCATGCAAATAAGAAATCTAAAGTTGCTTTTCTCTCTGTCTCCCATCCTATCACAGAAGTGATGATTTGTAAAGGATCAAGAAAGGATTTTTTAAATTGGGCATCACGATCTATCTGCCCTTCGAGTCCCAATTCTTTTGGAAATGTGTTGAGGAAAGAGATAACGTTTTCGTTAATTTTGTTTGGACGTCTAAGATGTAGATACTTAATTTTCTCACCCTCTTGTACTAGTGGATATTTGTATTCAAGTTTTTTCTTTTCGATATGAAAATTATAAAGCAAAGTTCCACGAACATGTAAAGGGGTGCCCTTTGAATACACGGTTGTTGACGCCTTGTATTTACGTAGTCCATTAACTGACCTTGGAAATGCAATGTCTTCTGGTGGTAAATTTTCAAATGTTTTTCTGAAAGTATCTATGTAAGATACAAGATCATCTTCTGTGCCATCCATCATAATTTTGATAGCATCTTTAATAGCATTACGACATGGCATAGGTGTTGAAGACTTAACTGCTTCAATACCCATCATCTTGAGTTTAGGTTCATGATATCTTACACCTTCACTATCCCATACGTTGAGCATGTATCTTTTCTTTGCAGTCCAGATACCAGTAGAAGCGATGTTCTCTCGCTTCATGATCATCTTTTGCTCGTATGCATTTACATATGTGGCCAACGCTTCATAAGAACTAGAAATATATTTTTCAAGTTCCATCTCACACACCTTATTAAGGAAAGAGACGACGCTCGAATCATTTGTCTCTCTCCCCTCGAATACCTTTTCAACCAAATTACCCAGATTGAGGTAAATGCTATCAGTATCACTAGCAATGACATAATCTTTTTTCTCCGTTTTCAATATGTTGTTTAGATACGCATTCATCTTGTGTTCTATCCATCGGATAGACACCTGACCAGATAACGTAATCGCTTCAGCATTAATAATATTATAGTATCTAAAATACTGATTGCCAATAGCACCATATGCACTGTTCAATTGAATCTTACGTGCCATTTGAATATTATTATACTTACTTATACTCTTTTCTAATTCTTTTGTGGGGGTTTTCTCATATTCCTGCTTGGCAAGGATCATCAACTTCTTAGATTGCACACGTTCATCGTATATTTTCTTCATCATCTCTGGTAAAAAACCATGAATGTCTTTACGATACATTGCACCATTAGCACACAGACAAAACTCTTTAGGAACCTCTACCTTCTGCGAGAGGATTCCATTAACTGTAGCGGATGGATGCCTCTTTTCAACGAGGGTCTCTGGGGAAATATTATACTGCATAATGAGATGAGGATACAGACTATTGAGGTCAAAACTAACCACCCAATTATAGCGTCCTGCAATCGGTTCTTTGACATATGCTCCTGCGTATTTTTCATCTTTGTCTGATCGTTTGCCTGGCGGAACAACAATGCCTTTTTTGTTTAGAAAATTGTAGATCAGTGTGTCCCACATTCTTACCTGATAATATACATCTTGCATATTAACCTTAGCGTCATATGCTAGGGCAACAGCAAGTTCTATCAACTTCATCTTTTCTTCTAGTCGTGAAACTAATTCCACGTCGACGATGTTGTAATCAATAAACTTTTGCCAATCTTTTGTATAAAAATCTTTAAAGTTCTCGAACTCGTTGTGATCTAATTTTCTTTGTCCTAATTCTACAAATGCTATATGATCTAAGCGATATGATTCTTGATTTGTATAAGTAAATTTCTTATAGAGATCAAGATAATCTACAACATTAATACCATACATGTTGTACAGTATTTGGTTACGACCTTTTATTTCCATCTCCTCTCGATGCACGATGTTCCATGGAGACATCTGCTTCATTTCTTTCTCACCAAATAACCTCTCCATACGTCCACAGATGTATGGTACGTCATAAAGTTCTACATTCCACCCCGTGAGAATATCTGGGAAATTAGTAATCCAATAGTCAAGAAAACAACGGAGCAAATGTTCTTCACCGTCACACAATACATACTCAACGTCATCTCGATTGTTTGTATACGGTTTGGTACCCCATACTTTGATCTTACGACTGATATAGTCTTGGACTGTAATGCTAAGAAGAGGTTCCGAGCATTCCTGCACGTTAGGAAAGCCATTTTCACATGCCACCTCGATATCAAGAGATGTAACCTTAAGACTTTTAAGGTCGTAGTCAACTTCTTTCGGAAACTCTTTCGAGATGAATTGATAGAGATACCTGTCATAACCATGAACCTCGAAATTTTGTACATCAGCGTACTTCTCTCTGAAAGCACGTGCTTCTTTGATTGATTCAAACCTTATCGGTTTGGCATATCTACCATCAAGAGTTTTATGTTTAGTTTTTTTATCTGTGACAATAAAAAGTGTTGGAGCAAACTTAAACTTACGTTGAATACGTTGTCCATTCTCGTACCCAAGGTAAAGCAAGTTGTCTCCAACCATTTGTATATTTGTATAGAAACTCATTTAGTAACGATCTCGTATTTCTTTTTGATTTCGTTTGTTGGTTCTACTATTGTAGCAAGAGTTTCAGAATAAAGCAACACGTCTGTATCTGTTGTGTAACGTGGCCAAGGTTCTAATGTACCATCATCCTTTATCAGGTACGGATCCTGTAGGTGGCAATTCGGTTCCTCCTCCATTTGTTCCACCTTCGATATCAGGTGTATCCCCGATCTCAGGATTACTACCATCACTTCCATCATCATCCTCCAATAATTTTTCTGCTTCTGCAAATAAGTCTTCCATATCTAAGTCACCAGATACACCTGCGATTGCATCTTCATGTGCTTGGAAGTTCTTGTTGTATACTTCATCTTTAATAGCGTTAACATATTGTTCTGCTATTGAATCAAGTGGATTATACACAGTAAGAACATGGTGACCTGGTAAATAAAAATCTTTGTCCTTACTTAGAGGTGCCCATGGAAACCATGATACTTGATAACCTTTGTTTCTGTCAAGTACTATGCCTTGATCATCAGAAACAATATCTAATCTAAAAGGTTTATGTAAACGAAAACCTATGGGTTCCTTTGTCTCAGGATCCATAAGTTCTTGAACTTCCGTAATAACTTCTTCGCCAGATTTTAACAGCAAAAGTTTTACGCTCATTCTACGTTGCCACCCATCTTTTGTACGTTAGTGATATATGTATCACGCAAACTTGGTACAGGTTCTAATATTGTTACAACCATATTATGATTGACTGGAATCCTAGTCTCTGGTGTGAGAGGACACCATGGTGAGTAATGTACTTTTACTTCTGGATCAGTTACTAAACCTGTTCCATCCATCTTTGGTTGATCATAGTCAACTTTATATGGGAAGTTCATTATGTATGCCTGTCTTGCACCACTCTCTTTATCTACAGCTTCTTGTAGATCACAAATAACATTGTCTCCATTAAAAAGAACAACAACCTTTACTCTGTCTGAGTTAACTAGAGATTGGTTCTTAGGAGGTGTTACATTTATTGGTTCTGCCATTGCAAAATAATCTTTCTTATATTATAAAGGAGAGATCAACATTTGTCAATCCCTCCTATGTAGGTTACTAGATATAGTCTTTTCTAGCGTGATGATCAGGAACTATCTTTCCCAGTTGTACCACGAGCAATCCGTCTGTGAATTCGACTCCTCGTATTTCGGTATCATCTGAGAGTGTCCAGACCCTAGAGAAGTCCCTTGCGGCCACTCCTCTATGTCTAAATGTTCTATCATCCTCCTGTTTTTCTTTTGTGCCTTGGACATGTAATTTTCCAAACTCCGTAAAGACTTTGAGCTCATCTTTTTTGAAGCCCGCCAAGGCAACCTCCAACCTCGATTCAACATTGTTAATTTCGATAATGTTATAGGGTGGGTAGTTAGATGTAGTGTCTACTCCATCCCAGAACCTGTTGAGGTATTCGTCCATTCCTATGCTGTTACGATTAATCTTCTCTATAAGTTCTGGAAGATTTGCAGCATGATATCTTGCTAAGTTCATAGTAGTTCTCCTTAAATAAGCGAGTGTTTAATTTGTGTACCCGAAGCGTACACTACTATTTAAGCACGAACTATAAAAAAGCGTTATGGTATAAACCGATACTATAAGTTCGGTTAATCCTCTTTCTTCTTTCCAATGTTATATTTACTCTCTAATGTCCAGTCTCCTTTCTCTTTATAAGCAAGGACTTTTATCTGACTTAGAGGTGCTACGTCTGCTATAACTTCTTTAGCATTAATGGATATTAATCCCCAATCGCTTAGTAACTGTACTATACGATTCCTACGTTGTACATCATTTGTACTTAAGTTTGCTTTCTTACCATCAAGAGCAAACAGTTCTTTGAAATGTACAATATAATATCTACCCTGTTTGTGAAGGATGTGACACGATTGATATAACTTCTTCTCTTTACGTGAAGCTACTCCAATACGTGTTAATGTTTCTCTAACCTTAAGGAAGTCATCGGGTTCCTTCAACCCAACTTCCACCATACTTTCAGCAGTCCATTGGACTTCTTCGATCGCATTCATCTTTTTCCTCCCATGTCATATTTGTGTCGTAAAGATTCAATTTGAGATTTGGTTAGAAGACTTAATGCGACCTTTGCTTTCTCGTTACTATATCCATAGTGTTTTTTGACCAGATCCAAGTCCTCGACTTGTTCTTTCTTCAACCAAGGGGAAAATCTTTTTCTTTTCCTCAAAGTATATAGGAAGAAAGTATACTGCAT